TTAGGCATCAACAAACCTTGTGTTGATGAACTAGCATCAGAAGCTAGAGGAACAGTAATCTTTGATAGTGTTGAAATTGACATAATATTCTCCTGTTGCAAGTATTTATCAAATCATGGACCCCATTTTTCAGGGGTCCAAATTATGATATTATAGACCTGCTATTTCTCCTGTATTCTTAAGTCTTAATGGAATGTAAATAAATTCCACTGCCTTAACTGGTTCAATAGCAATGTCTAAGTATAGTTCGTTACGATCAATTCTGCTTGGAGTATTGTTTGTTTCGTCACAAACTACAATGTAGTCATATAGTGCTCTTGAACCTACAAGCTCTAGCATTAAACTTTCAGCCGCTTGTTTGATCTCATCACGTGTGATCTTATCATTTGGCTCAAAGATATAAGGCTTAGCAAGTTTGTTAAGTTGACTACGTAGGTAGATAACAAGTCTTGCAACGTTAACTCTATCAAGTGAACTTGCATTTCTTGCACGAGTCTTTTGACCAAATGCTACAAGTCCTGCACCTGTAATAAACGTAATTGGGTTAACGCTGATACCATATAGTGTATCACGCTGTCCTTCGTTTAGTGCAATTGAAACAAATTCGCCTTCATTGTCAATATACCCTGTTGCTGTAGCGTTAGTAATGCCGCCACGTCTTGTACCTGCTGGTGCAAACCATGGGAACGATACTTGGTCGCTAAGTGCAATAGTGCGTAGCATCATGTGGCTTGGTGGAACAACAATATTGTTACCAAAGTTGTCGCTTGTAAAGCCCCATGGATAATACATGCCTAGGTACTCGTCACTGCTTACTAGACCGTTTGCGTTATCTTCAACTGCAAGTTTTACGTTTGTACCCCATTCGTTGAGTGATGTTGCATCAGGTGTTAGTGTTGCTGGTGAGTCACCTACAACAAATGCTGTTAAGCCTCTGTCATAGTTTAGACTAATCATTTCGCCAATTAGTTCTGGATAACCTGGAGTTGCCACTAAGTTAAAGATACGTGATTCGTCATCACGGATCTCGTCGTTGCTGTTAACTACTGCTTGTAAACTTTGTACAACAACAGATCTTTGTGCCGCTTGTCCAAAACGTCCTGAACCATCTGGATTGTTTGGTGATTCAGTTACCCAACGATGCTGGTAATAACCTGTCATAGGCGCATCGTTTTGACGCTTGTTTTCTGCGTTTGTATCGATGTAGTTACGTACAAATTTCTTAACGTTAAATCCACTTCTACGTGTGTTGAAAAGGATCATACCTTTTGGATATAGTGCTGGATCTGGTGCATCTGGATCTAAGTAATTACTAATTAGTAGATCTGGAATATCAGCGGCGTCTGCGCTTGCTCCTGATGATCCCCAACGTGCATCTGCAAATAATACACCATCCGACGTTGTTTGATCTGAAGTGTCTAATTGAATCCATTGTGACTTAGGAGCACTGTACTTGTAAATTTCTGGATAAGAGTCAATGTTTGCTGTGCTTACCCAAATATCGCCATTCTTAAGTGCTGATGAATCAGACTGTAATGTTGGCTCAGTTGCGCTTACAATAGGACCATTTGGATCTGTTTGATCACCTGTGTTTGCACTGTAATATGGTGAAGTACTGTCTAAGTAACCAACCCAAGTTGTTCCATTGTGTACCATAATGTCTGCTTCGTCAACAATTGAATTGTACCATAGTGTACCATCTGCCGCTAGTGCAGTTGGTGCAGTGTTACTATTTGTTGCTGATAAAACTTTCCAGTATGTTGCTACCCAATCGTGTGTTGTGTCGCCTGCTGGTGCATCATATAAGTTAGGAGTTGCACCACTGCCAGAAGTAGTAAATCCTGCTTCAGCTAAGTGGCCACTAGTATCAGTAATTCTAAATTCACCGCCCTTGGCATGTGTAATTACAATTCTATTTGCCGCATCAACAGTTGCTCTAACATTTACTAAACTAGAACTGTTAATAGCATTAGCAATTACTTCAGCGTCTGTTGCCGCTCCAGTAGCAGTTCCACTAACTGTTACATCACTGCCTAGTGTTGCACTGCCGACAATAGTTTCAGCAATATCAAACGAAATTGGTCCGGATGATAGTTGTGTACTAACTGCACTAGAAGTAATTGCAAGTGCGCCAGTACCGTTACGCTTATAAACTTTAAAGTTTGCAACAACGCTTGCCGCTTCAGCATCATTGTATCTTACATAAAGTTGTGAACTATCTAAATTTAGTCCGCCGTTATCTTTATCTAAATTAAACAATGCCGCTTCACCGCTTGCATAAATTGAAACTGTTTTTTCTTCCCAAAGTTTAGTTGCATTATTCCAAACTTTAATTGACCAATCGGCACCTTTGTTTGGATTAGTTGTTTTAACCCAAATAGAACCTGTTGGACGTGGAGTAGTATCGTTCTCGCCGTATTCTGGAACACTTGTATGAGCGGCGATACTTAATTCTGGTGCGTAGTAAGTGCCTGCTGTAAGACCTAGCTCTGCTAGTAGTGTTGATGCTCCAGCGGCAAGTACAACGTTTGCTCCTGTTGAGAAAATTCTCAAAATGTTATTTGAATCTACATCTGCTGTGATTCCTGCAATCCCTGCGGTGTTAATTGCAGTTACAGCGGCAGCGGCATCTGTGCCACCTGTTGTAACTGTTGTTGCATTGATTGTCATTGATGCACCCGAAGTTGTAGTCGGGTTAGCAGAACCTTGTGTTGTAGGCCAGCTTGCTTTCCATGCTGTTCCGCCTACTTCTACCCAAGTACCACTTTCATTTTTATAGTAAAGTTTTTGTAGAGTAGTTGTTGCTGTAATAGCATAGTCGCCTTTTGCGCCTACTGAACCTTTCGGTGCTCCGCTATCAATTTGGTTAGCATCTGTAATTACAATAGGTGCTTTGTTTGAGAATGACTGTCCGCCTGTTGTTGAACCTGCAGAACCGTTCCATTCAAATACACCGTATAGTGTAGATGCAGTATCTACCCAATAAGTTCCGTCTGCTGGATCGCTAGTAGGTGCTTCTGATGTTGCAACTAGAGCACTTAGGTCAATGCCTGCTCTTACAACATATGCACGGTTACTAACTCCTAGTAACGAGTAAGCCGCTTGTAAGCCATATTCGTTAAGTTCACCGCCATGAATTGGGTTGTTGTTTGTATCAGTATAAAACAACGGCTCGCCGAATGTTTCTACTAAATCTCTTTGTGATGTGATCAGGTATGGTTTACCTGCGTTTGCCGCTGTCGTACCAGGTGCAGTACCAGTGCCTGCTCCATTGGTTTTGTTTTCCGCAGTGGCAACAAAAATCATTGGTACGGTGCCGGGCTCAGCTGGAGTGTAAAAACTTTCGTCAATTACCTTAACCTCAACACCTGGTGATGATAATGCCATAATATTTCTCCTTCAGAAAATAAGTGTTCACATGTATTTATATAAATCACATTAGAATTAGCACTTATACGCCGTGAAAAAGGGGCGACAAAGGTGAGGTAAATACAATATGAGACCTTTATGTGTATGCGGACAGCGTCCTGCGGCAATAAATTATAAAAAAGATGATAAAATCTATTATAGACGTAAATGTGAAATATGTCTAAAGAGTAATCGTGTCGGGATTGGCATACCCAAGTGGAAACTAGCAGGATATATAAAGAAAGACACTTGTGAAAAATGCGGGTTTAAAAGTAAACACTCTGAACAGTTTAATGTCTACCACATAGATGGCAATTTAACAAATTGCTTGCCAAGCAACTTAAAAACTGTGTGCGCCAACTGTCAACGCATTATGCAGAAACAAGGTGTTTTGTGGAAACAAGGTGATTTGACACCAGATTTTTAAGGTCGTCAACTGTCTTATTATTTTCTAATGTTTTTGTAAAGTCTGATGTAGCCCAACGCCATTCTGACTCGTGTACGTCTTTGGGCTCAACACCAATGTCTAAATACATTCTAAGCCAAACCGGATCCGTGCCTCTACGAATGCGCCAAACTTCTCCATTGATGTTTTTAATCATATCAACTTCGTTAGGAAATCTTACATCAGGAATAACAAAATTTGTATTAGGATTTTTTAAAATATGTTGTTTAAGCAAGCTCACCCAAATACCATCATAAAATCCTTTACGCATACAATCAGTGCCGTATTCTTGTAAAACTAATCTAGGTGTAATTGTACGTCCAGTTTCTTTCGTCCAGAATACATCTACTTGTTCTCGCCATTCTCTGCTTTCGTCAGTGTCGCCTTCAAGCATGTCTCTGTCCCAGCCAAAAACAGTTGCAACACCGTCTTTTAACTTGTCAGCAAATGACACTTTTGTAAAGCCATGTTCTTCGACTAGAATATCAGCAACAGTACCTTTGCCGCTTCCAATTAATCCACAAATTCCAATTATCATAATTTTAACTCTGAAGTTCCGCCGCCTACTGTTCCTCTAGCAAACAAATTAAATGCAAGACTGTACCTTGGCGCATCTGTTTGATTAGGAGTAACCATATGTTCTAAGTGGCTAGGAAACAATATTAAATCTCCTGCTTTAGGAGTAATAAAAAATTCATTTGTATTATACATAGTAGGTTCGTTAAAACTTACTCTTACAGTATCATGAAATAAGTTATAATACAAATGGCTACGTTGAAAAACAATGTCGCCAGCATCTGGTTCGTTTTCAATATAATATACACCACTAAGCATAGCATTACTATGCCAATGTAATGTATTTGATTCACCTTTTCCGTGCCTATTGATCCAACTGTTTTGCAACTCAAAATGAACGTCTTTGGGCTGAATTTCTTTTTCAATCATTTCGTATACAGCATTAAGAATACGGTCTTTTAGATTAGCAAATTTAGGTAAATCAAGTATATGCTTGTCCGCAGTATGATCATGTCCTGCGGCTTCGTCAGGATATTCTAAGTTAACAACATAACTTTTTTCAATAGCATCTAATGGACCTATATTTGTGTAAAACAACGGTATAGGAAATAAAGGTGTTACTGAGTAGTTCATATTGTAATCCTAACTGAGTTTGACCCCATTTTACCTTTTGGAAAATAATTAAAGGCCAAACTATATCTATTGTATGTATCGAGAGAAACAGCAACTTCGTGCTCTAAATGGCTAGGAAAGATCAGTACGTCTCCAGTTTGAGGTTGTACAGTATATGCTCCAATAGTGTATTGATTCCAGTTGCCTTTTGTATTAGGTCTTACATGCTCTGGAAAACTATTTAGGTGTTGCCTGTTCTTTTTAAATATAATAGGATTTGAAGTTTCTACAACTTCAGGATAATACACTCCACTAATAACTGCATTAGCATGGTTGTGTAGTGCAATATCGCTTCCAGTGTTCATTTTATTAAGCCAACTAGTAGTTAGTTCAAACTCTACATCATCGTCAACATCTAAAACTGTATAAGCAAAGTAATCTACAACTTGTTTAATACCTGTTTTCAAATTTTGCAACTTGGGTTGATTTAATAAATTAAATCCTTTTTCAGCAATTTCTAAATCTTCTTCACCTGCATACATGCCTACACTGCTGTCGACAAATTCCAATCTTTTTAGCCATGCTAGTGCAATAGGATCTAACTGTCCTATGTTTGCTTTTACAAGAGGTGTAGAAAATAAAGGAGTTACTTCATAGTTCATAGTATGTATAATACTATCTTAAACTATGTTTGTCAAGAATAAATTAACCGATTAAGAATCCGTAACCAGTACCGCCAGGCACTGCTGTGCTAACTTCTAGTTCTAGCTTTTCCATTTCAGCTTGTGCTTCTGCTTTTAATGCATCACCGTTGAGCGCACTTCCGCCTTGTGGGCCAGCAATTTGTGCAAATTTACTACGAGCTTCTCCTAGCATAAACTTACAACTAGCAAGTGTATAATCTTTAATCCACTGTTTTGCTAGATAGTCGTCTAAAATGTTTTCATCTGGACGATAGTTATATGCCATAAGCAATAATGTTTCTTCTGCTCTAGGACGTTGCAATAATGTAATCTGCTTTGTAACATTATTCCATTTAAACTCGATAAAGCTACCAAACATACGACCTACAAGTTCTTGATATTGGCTAAAGAAATCGTATGTTGCAAGTCCGCCCATGTTTGAACTTGATAACATATAAGTGTTTGTGTATGCCATATTAAATGGTTCGAACAATGTGCCGCCATCGCCGCCGCCTGTACGTGAACCAATACTTCTACGGAATATTTTTCTTACTTCAATTACTTCCTGAGGTAGCGTATATGTATTTTGATCAAGTATTGTTTCCATAAACAAGTATGATTCTTCTACGCTATTTTCCGAACGTTGTCTAAAACGTGTCAAGGCTTTTGTAATAGCTGTCTCATAATGTACAGGATCTAATTCAACATCAATCATGCCGCCGCCAAGCATAGCGTAAACATAATCAAATACTTCTTGTTTTTTTGTTGCCAATGTAGCCATACGTAAGTTTCTCCATTAGTATTTATCGCATAAATATGTTTATGCCAAGATTAAGTTTATACAAACCAGAAAAAGGCAAGGATTATGCGTTCCTAGACAAACAGATCCTTGAAATGTTTACAATAGGTGGTACCGATATATTTGTTCACAAATATTTAGGACCGCAAAATCCTGATTCGGTAGACGCAACTGCCGATCAGCCTCGTTATGATTCTGTGCAAACAGGTAACATACAGGATTTATTGTTTTTAGAAAACAGAGATCGAAAATATGATCCAGACATTTATACAATGCGTGGCATTTATAATGTTCAAGATATTGATTTTGATCTTAGCCAGTTTGGTTTGTTTTTAAGTAACGATACTCTGTTCTTAACTATACATATTAACAGTAGTGTAAAAACTCTTGGTAGAAAAATTATTAGCGGTGATGTAATTGAGTTGCCTCACTTAAAAGACGAGTATGCACTTAACGATCACAGTGTTGCTCTTAAAAGATTTTATGTTGTAGAAGATATAAACAGAGCCGCAGAAGGATTTTCTCCTACATGGTATCCACACTTGTACAGATTGAAACTAAAACAAATAGTTGATAGTCAAGAATTTAAAGAAATTTTAGATCTACCTGCAGAAGAAGGTAGTGATCAAACATTAAGAGATTTACTATCTACATATGAAAAAGAAATGCAAATTAATGATGCTGTAATTGCACAAGCAGAAGCAGATGCAAGCAATGCTGGATATGACATTTCACACTATTATACTCTAGCAGTTAACGAGGACGACGGTACTGTTGCAATTAAGACTGCTGACAGCGAAGAAATGGATGCCAGTGGCATTGGTACAACAACTGATATGATTACTGACCGTCCTGATAGAGCAGGATATCAAGGATATTTATTAGGAGTTGAGGAAGGTCCTAACGGTGCTCCGTACGGTATGGGGATCAGTTTCCCTTCGCAACCAGAAAGCGGAGATTATTTCTTAAGGACAGATTACATGCCTAAGCGTTTGTTTAGATTTGATGGTGATAGATGGGTTAAGATGCAAGATGGTATCCGTGTTAGTCTTACAAATACAGATACACGTTATACACAAAAAGGCACTTTCATTAACAATCCTAATACAGCAGAAATTGGTGGAGAAACGGTTACTGAAAGACAAAGTCTCTCTAAAGCACTTAGACCTAAGGCGGACAACTAATGCAACATTTTTATGATGGACAAATAAGACGTTATGTTACTCAAATGGTAAGACTAATGAGTAATTTTAGCGTTAAAGATGGAGCAGGCAACTTGAAACAAGTACCTGTAATGTACGGCGACCTAACAAGACAAGTTGCAAATATTATTCGCGACAATAGTGAAAATAAAATCCCAAGTGCT